CATGATCGGACAGGAACCGTTGCTGAAGCTCGCCCCAGTCCGGCTTTGCCATGGATTACTCCAATAAAAAAAGCCACCAGCGAACGCCTGTGGCCTGTGTGGGTTGTGGTGTACATATTGGCTCGGGTGTGCCTCTCTCTGTAGGGTAGCCATCGTGATAGTCGCGTTCTATCTCCTGCTTCTTTGACGATTAACAAGTACACCACAAATCGTCATTATCACATGCACTCATAGAATGCCTGCTGTAACGACTTAACTGGACTGCTCCGTGACTGTATCAAACAGTGCCAGCGCTTCGGTTGCTTCCTGAATCGCCTTTCGGGTTTTCGAGACAATCTCACTTTCCGTGTAAACACGATCGAAAGAGTCTGCAAAGAGCTCTGCTTTGAGATAGCTATCGCCAACCCAATCAATGGCCAGCTTAGACGCGGCAGTGTCGTAGTTAACTTTCTTGATGATATCTAGGCGGATTTGTTCGGATGCGGTGATCTCTGACATGTCTTACCTCTGTGCGATGTGGGGCATTATCGAGGTCACTCTGAGAATGGCCTCTGTGATGCATTCGCATTTATCCTTGCCACGTATACAAGCAGAGCGGTTACCTACAGGATACTTGTTGCGCACAATAAAAAAGGCCGCATAAAGATGCGACCTTTGGTTAATACCAGTTAGAAAACTAAAATCTCTAAGGAGCCACCCGGGTGAGACTTTTCTGCTTAATAACTGACCTCTGCCATTTCGGTGTTAGCTGGCAGTAGTTACGAGATGATAGCTTCATTTTGGCTATCGATATCATTTAATTACTGAAAAAGCCCTTTATATTAATTATTCACTACTATCCAGAACATTGAACCAGAACAAAAGATGTATATGCTGTTCTTTTGATACCAATGATCAATTCGCTCCAACCAAGTGGGTTGCTAACAAATTACTCGAGGGTTCCTTAGACAGTGACCCATATATTTAAATGCTCAATGTAGCGCTGGATAGGAACATAGATAACCACTCCGTTAGAAAGATCAACAGACTTGATAACACACCCCTGTGGCGCAAAATATTCCCCATCAGAATGAGGCTGGATTGAGTGTTCGTCTCCGTAACGATAATCGTGGGGAAGTTTAGGAAGTGAATTTTTCGTCATGGGCAGCTTCTTAGATTGAAGGAATTTAAAAATCAATAGTGCATTAGCGCCCATGAATTAGATACAAACTTTTCATTGTTTACCGCTCTATTGTCTCGCTTTCAGATTTTTACTAATGTGGCAGTATATATATCAATAAGTTAGACCTTCTCTGTATTACTTAGCACCCTTCTCTGTATTACTTAGCACCCTTCTCTGTAATTTGCGAGCAATTGGCCAGCACTGATTTGTTGTGCGCCAGAATGTCGCGCTTGGTCTGCTTATCCAGCACATTGATATCGTGGTCGGTCAGGTAGATGATTCGTACCCAGTTGCAGGCCGTATCAACCACCACCGGGGCGGGTAAACTTTTCGCGCAGCTCCCGATCAACATCGTCATCAGGCATATGGCTAACTGTCTGCTGTACATTGCAGGCCTCTCTTGTGGCTTCCTCTTTCCGTTCAGACGCGGCGACGCTAGCAGCGGCTTTCTCTTCAGTACGCGTTTGTGCTGATTTGGCTTCTGCCTTGCTGGTACCGCGAGCATGGCCAATACCGAATGCACCAGCGATAGCACCCAGGATAAGGACCACCAGCTCAGCAATAATTTCAAAACTCATTGCTTCGGCTCCTTCTGTTTGTCGGCCTTATCTTTCAATGCCGGCTGCCGTACATATTGTGAGAGCACCGCCAGCACTACCAGCGCAGGGCTAATTAGTGCAACGATATTTGGCGGAAGGATGTTTTTGATATCCGGCGGCAGCATTGCCCAAGCATGAAGCGCGGCATCCGGGAATGACTGCGCCCATACACCGACCAGCGCGCCAGCAGTCCCCAGACGAACAGACCAAGTTCTAACTAACAGGCGAGCATGTCCCACAAACTCAATCCGGGTATACTTTCTTAACAGCAACAACGTTAAAACAACCACCAGCGCAAGCAGAAAGAAGATAATTAGCTTCATAGGTTTACTCTCTCCTTCACCCACCCGAAGAGAAATTCTTCATTGGCTTCCCGCGCTTCCGCAAGTTCGAGATACCGTGCGCCCTGACTGCAGTTCAACCCTTTCTGTATCACCGTGACCCCTGCGCTACCCCGTACGGCTAGGTAACTGCGCAGCGCGGCGATCGTGATGTTCCCAATGACGCCATCCGGTTTCAGGTCGGGATATAGTTTGCCGCGTTGGTTCAGTGCCGTCAGCCAACGCTGAAGGAACGTTGTGGAAACACGCGGCCCCATGTTGACGCCGGTATCGCATAACTCTTCTGCGATTGATGGTGACAATTCGGCGATCTTGTCAAATTTGGGCTCCAGCCAATACTGCTGCATATAGATTTCTTTCGCAGTTTCCCGAGGGAGCTCTTTCATATCGCCTTTGTAACCGTATGCACGCGCTGTGTTCTGCGTGATACCCCAGCGAGTAGGGCCGCCTTTATCAGAGGGGTGATCGACATAACCACCCTCTTTGCCGAGGATACCCTCGATAATCTGGTCTGCTGTCATTGTGCTCTCACTCCGGTGATTCGCTCCCAGAAATACGTGAGCGCTACAGAACCCATAGTCCCACTGATACCGGCAGTGGCCAGAATCATGTAAATACTTAGGCCGCCTTCTATGCTGACAAGCCCACCGATGACACCGGTGAATCCTGAAACCACGATTTGCGCGAGAGCGTTAATCCAGCTCCAGGTAGCTTTGTTTTGCTTAACGTCAATCAGGTATCGGACAAGACCGCCCCAGCATGACAGAGCAAGGACAATCAGCCATGAGACTCCGGCAATGCTTTCTTTATCTTGCATACGTTTAGCCATATCACCTCCGAAAAAACGGGGTGCTGTGTGTGTTTGAAAGGGTCAGGACCGTTGGGCTGATTTATCAACCAAGCTCGTCGCAGATGATTCCCGTGAGCCTGATATAAAAAAAGCCGCCAAAAGGCAGCTTTAATGAAGTTGTTATACTGATGTGGCTCGATAGTAGATTTAACCTTTATCGCTTAAGGTGCACGTCCCTTTCTCCAGAGGGTTGTGCACGTCCGACCCTACCAAGTCGTTCGTAATACTGTAAGTTAGCAACTTTGCCTTTTTATTGAGAATCATAGAGATTGCGGGTCCTGATATTTTTTTCTGGCTATCCATATTGCCAAACACATATATATCCTCAATCTGTCCATCCTTATTAGGCGATGAACCATTGAAATACAGCTCAATGCCATAATGCTCTCCCTCCTTATCTTTCCAGCTAGCATAACGATGCCAGCCATCTTGTTTCTTCACATCTTGCCAAGTAACAATAGTGTTGTTTTTAGAATGTTCTGGAGAGCATTTGAAAACCATCATCGTTGGCTGGTTAGTGGCATGCGCGGAAGCCACTAAAAACAATGCTGGGAAAATAATCTTTCTCATAATATCGCCTGATGCAAAGCAGGGAATTATACACATGCGAATGGCAATGGTAATTTATGTCCATAAAAAAACCCGCTCGCTGGCGGGTTGATCAACGGTGAACAGACAATGCCCATCGTAAGAACAAATTAACACGAATTCGGGAAAAGTAAATATCTCAGCGCGTTATTTGTTTGAGCTGTCCCTCCGCCCATGCCTCTTCTATATCGAATTTAGTGATCAGTTCGTCAAAAAATGGTTTAACCGTCTTCTTCCATGTATCCAGGGTGATGGCATCCGTTACCTGGCAAATGGCACTGTGCACAGCAGTGGAGAGGATTCGCTCATACCCACGACCACCACAGCGCTTGCAGTTGCCCATGACAGGCACTCCCTGCTTCTCCGTCTCATCCTGGTTCACTACCTTCCCCCGACCGTGGCAGTCGTTACAGGCAGCGCTAACAGTCCCTTTTCCCTTGCACTTTTGGCAAAGCACCCGGACCTGCTCCCGGACCGACTTCACCTCCTCCCAGTATGATGGATAGATCCCCTTTGTAACTTTGACCCACTTCGGCGGTTTGCCGTCCGGATACGATACTTTGTTGGTGAAGACCTCTACGTCGATGAATCCGGAACCGCAGCAGCAGTCACATTTTTTTTTGCTGGAAGCGCTTCGCGAATAGTCCTCAAAGGCGAACGTTGCGAGGATCTGAATAACCTGAGGTTTTACGTTCGTCGCGAGCTTGCGCAGCGCGGCAACTTTATCGCATTTTGTCAGCGCATATTCAGCTAATAGACCGATAGCTCGTTCTCGATCATTGTTGCTAATGCCCATCTTGCCCAGAAAAGCGCTATACCCCATAGCAGCACGTTCCTGTGTCATGCCCATTGCAGCCATAATGTCAGTGCCGGTTAATGAGTCTGATGTCGTCGCTCGTGGAGAATCGCTAATCATAGTGGACTTCGCGAAGTGGTATTTCACTGTATTTTCGAGGTTCATGCTATTTCTCCAAGAGACTGATAAATGCGGACAAAGTTTTTCAAAATGCGATAATCAGTCATTACTGTTCCGCGGCACCGGAAAAGGCGGAGCTTTTGCCAGCGTTCGCGGATACGTTCGATAACGTCACGGCTCATGCGGCCTCCCGTTGTTTTATTAGCGCACGGCGTAGTGCGCTGTAATGGCGCCTGATGCCTTCCAGTTCTTCGATGGTGTATCGGTGAGGGGTGTTGTTGTTTTCCAGCGCCTCGACGCGCTCAGCGCCGATTTTCTCTACCAGACCAATGCGGCACTGCTGCTGGTTTCCTGACAAATTCACGTTGCAGTGATGGCACTGCTTGTGAATGTTGTCCTCGTGGTAGCGCAGGTGCGATGCTTTACCGCGGGAACGGTAATGACCAGCTTCCCACTGAACCGTGTCAAACGTGCCGCAACTGATGCAAGGCAAGTCGTAGTCTCGTTCGCGGATATAGTCGTTAACGACACGCTGGGTCATATCCTCCCAGTGTCTGAGAGGTTTCACCGCGGCTTTGCGTTTGCGCCATTCGGCGCGCTCTTTCTTCGCTTTCGCCTGAGCCTGCTTTTCGCGTTTCTTCTCAAGTTCCAGCATGGCAAATTCAGCGCCATGCTCAGGACAGCACCAGCGATGATTTTCGAATGCAGGAGTGAATTTCACCCGACATATTTTGCAGCGTCGTTGGGGTCTCTTTGCCATGTTCACCCCCACATCCGGTTGCGCCAGCGGGAATCAGGCCGCGGTGGATTCCTGTCTTCCACCAGCTCAACGCTGACGGTCCAGGTCGTAAAATCTTGGTTTAAACTACGTTCGACCTTTACCCCGCGTTTGCGGTACTTATCCATCAGTTCATCGGCCTGCTGGGTTGTGCAGTCGTGATGGTGAAACCATGAATATTTCATCGCCTCACCCCGCAAAGCTGAGCAATTGAGACGCTGCATTTTCAGCAGCTTCACGACTGGCGAATTTTTGGGACAGAATCCACCGCCAGAGCACATCTAATGATGCCTGGTAAAGCTGGTGGAATTCGGTTTCGTCCATACTGGCGAAGGAAATGCTACGGGGATGCTTTTTCAGAGTGCCATCCGGCAGCTGAAGCGCATCGTAATGGCCAGCTTCGACGATTACCCATGAGCGATAGGCGTCAAAGGATTTGCAGATGCTGATGCTTCCGGCTCGTTTTTCTGCGACGCGGTCAAGATACTGCTCGGCGATATCCTGGAATACCGATTCATTGCCGCCATGGGATGCAAGGAATTTGGAATAACCGAGAATCAGCCTGCGCTCGTTCGAAGAGATTGCACCGCCGGTAGGCTCCCAGTATTCAAAGCCCAGATTGAGTAATGCGAAATATCGGCGGTGAAACGCCGGATTGCGGACAAGTCTATATTCGGCCTCCAGGACGGCGCCGAGTTTGCATTTTGATTGTAGAAAATCGCTGGTCTCCGGCGTTGCGGGGATCAGGATGCCTTGAGAATGTTTTATTAAGTGCAATTGCGCCATGGTTTCTCTCCGTGGCGCAGTAGGTAACGGTTGTTCAGGCCGTTGATTTCATATTATCAGAAGGTGGAATAACACGATAGCCAAGTCGTTCAGCAAATCTCATAATTCCATTTAGGGTAAATATTTCTTCATCTGGCAATAATGGCCGCATAGATACGACGCCATTCGTCTGGTAAACGAGATGCCTACCTGAAGAAGGAAAACTACAAACCACTGCTCCATCAGTTCGCCTAACTACATCGTACCAAGTCTGATCTTCTGGAGACTCTACATAAACGGTCACATTACCCCCTGAGCGACATACTGACGCCAAAAAATTTGGCAGTGGCATCAAAGGGTATGCTCGCTACCAATAAAAAATAATCAATGAAACCAGCCACCAGCAATTTCTCACGTCTCTTGCAGGGTTTGCTCTACACGCTTTTTATCGCCGACAGCACCGCCCAAAACGCAGGGTCCATCATTGCTGGTGTTCCGTATTCTTAATTTGCAGTCATCAGAGGACTGGGATAACCGGCGCAGCAGTTCCTTTTCAAGCGCAGGAACAGCTCCGTTAAGAAGTTTATAGTCTTTTGCAGTTATGAGTTCTATTTTCATTATGAGCACCTCACGCAAATACTGTATAAACAAACAGTATACCTGAAGGATGAAATGGTCAAGACATTAAAGGCACTATATGCGAACTCCATGCTTATGTTTAGATTGATTTTTTTCCATATTAAAAACCCGCCAAAGCGGGCTTTATCATGCTGCAATGTCTTTTTCCAGGCAAATCTGCGGAAGATTAGCCCTCACAACGCCTAAGCGAATGGTGGCGGCACAGTGTTGCCACAACTCGCATCTTGTTTATATTTCGCATATTTTATTTTGCTTTAGCCATACCCTGAATGTAAGCAGCGATCTTAGTCTTAGTTTTTGCATCTTTAAAATATCTATTAAAAGAAAAAGATGCATCATCACGTTGAGCTTTTTCAACCATAACCCCAATATATTTTATTGCTGTAGGAACAAACGTAATAGCCTTTTGATAATTCAATCTATCAACGTTATTAACATCACATAATTGCCCAACAGCAAATAGAACATGATATGCTCCGTCAATTAAAAACATATGAGCAGGGTTGAATTTCTCTTCTTTCCTTATGGAAGATTGCAATAATTTTTTCTTAT